GTCAACGACTTGGATATGGTGACACCGAGCAAGATACCGAAACTGTTCGACACAAAGGCGTTTAAAGGGGCTAGATGATGCGTAGAAGCGATTATGTGGGGCTGGGCATGGGTAGGGTGCTTGTGGGTGCTGGATTGCGCTGGAGGGCTTTCTGATGGCTGGGCAACCGAAAAAGACTAGCGACCTAGCGGTGCTGGACTCGCTCAAGGTAGAGGAGATCGTGTCCATGTTCGAGGCCGGTAAGTCAACGGCGCGGATATGCGAGGCACTGGGAATCGGACGACGGGCGCTAGAAATATGGTGCGATATGCCCGAGAACGAGCATAAAATTGCTCGCGCGCGTGCCCGTGCTGCTGACGTGCTGGCTTGCCAGACGCTGGAGATCGCCGACACCGCGGCGCCAGAGGAGAGCAACCTGGCGCGCGTGCGCATCCAGACTAGGCAATGGGTCGCAGAGCGCTGGAAGCCTAGCGTCTACGCCCAGCAGCGCGGTCCCGCGGTCAACATCAGCATCGGCGGCCTGCGCCTCGATGCGCTGCGCCATGTTGAGGTGGTGCAGGACGCTGACACCATGCCGCAGGTCTGTGGATAACCATGCCTCAAGCCTCTGTACTTTATACGACGGGCATTATGTTAAGTTGTCCAGCCTGTGACTATCCTGTGGATAACCTACCCCTGTACGCTGGGTACTGGCCTGTCCGACTGGCTCCGGTGGCCGCGACCCCCCCCCTTTGCTTTGGCGGCGGGGGCGGCAACTGCTGCACCTAAACAGACACCGCCACCATGACCCCCACCCCCCTACCCGTGTCACCGGCAGCGCCCTCTGCCCAAAAAAAAATAAAAACTGTGCCAACTATCGCGTCCACTGTCACCGAGATGACAGAGGCACAAGGCGAGGAGTCCAAGAACCCGTTTATTGAGTGGGCGAAGAAGTATTACAGGAACCCTGTCCTCTTTGTGCAGGAGGTGCTGGGTACGCAGCCTGACCCGTGGCAGAGGGAGTTTCTGATGCACATTGCCAAGGGTGAGCGCAGGATTAGCGTGAGGTCGGGGCATGGCGTGGGGAAGTCCACGGCAGCGGCCTGGGCGATTATTTGGTATGCGTTCCTGCGGTTTCCGGTGAAGATTGTGCTGACAGCGCCCACCAGCAGCCAGTTGTATGACGCTTTATTCGCGGAACTTAAAAGGTGGGTGAAGGCGTTGCCCGAGACTTTGCAGAACCAGTTGGAGGTTAAGCAGGACCGGATTGAGTTTAAGGAATTCCCTAACGAGGCGTTTATCTCTGCCAGGACTAGCAGGGCCGAGCAGCCGGAAGCGCTGCAGGGTGTCCACTCGGAGCACGTCATGCTGGTGGCGGATGAGGCCAGCGGTATCCCAGAACAAGTTTTTGAAGCCGCGGCGGGGAGTATGTCCGGCCACAGCGCTGTAACTTTGTTACTAGGTAATCCGGTAAGGTCCAGCGGTTTCTTCTTTGACACGCATAATCGTTTGGCGGGTGACTGGATCACGATGAAGGTTTCGTGCGCTGACTCGCCGCGGGTGTCCGAGGCTTACATCGAGGAGATGAAGTCGCGTTACGGCGAGGAGAGCAATGCGTACCGGATTCGCGTGCTGGGTGAGTTTCCCAGGTCCGATGACGATACGGTGATCCCGATGGAGTTACTGGAGATGGCCACACAGCGGGACGTGGCGCCCAGCGTCAGCGCCAGGTTAGTGTGGGGCTTGGACGTGGCCAGGTTCGGCTCTGACAGGAGCGCCCTGTGCAAGCGCCAGGGTAACGCGGTGACCGAGCACATCAAGACGTGGAAGAACCTTGATTTGATGCAACTGACCGGCGCGATTGTGGCTGAGTACGAAATCTTGATGCCGAGCCAGCGTCCGCACGAGATACTTGTGGACAGCATTGGTCTTGGTGCTGGCGTGGTTGACCGGCTGCGCGAGTTGAATCTGCCTGCGCGCGGTATCAATGTATCGGAGTCTCCGGCGATGGGCGGGACGTACAGGAACTTGAAGGCTGAGTTATGGCACAAGGCCAAGGCGTGGTTGGAGCAGCGTGACTGCACCATGCCCAAGGATGACTTGCTTATCAGTGAACTGGCCACCGTGCGGTATTCGTTTACCAGCAGCGGCAAGATTCAGATCGAGGGTAAGGACGAGATCAGGAAGCGCGGGTTAGCGAGTCCAGACAGGGCAGATGCGTTTTGCTTGACGTTTGCAAGTGACGCGATTACGGGTGCATTTGGCTCGGCGTCATCGAATAAGTGGGGACAGTCACTGCGCAGGAACATACCCCGCGTAGCATAATTGGTGTACTTAATTGGAGAATTTAATGGCCACAATGCGAGATATACCAGCGCGTTACCAGGACGCGATGAAGCAGATGATGTCTAAGACAGACAAGAAGTGTCCGCTGCCTACGCAAGACGTGACGTTGAACCTGAAGAACCGCGCCAAGGCGATTACTGCTGCGGCTTATGGTCCTGAGAATCCTGATCTGCCTAACACGGCGTACTGGAAGAAGAAGGCAGATACCTGGGACGTGAGCATCCAAGACGCCAAACAGAGCCGCTGCGGTAACTGCGCCGCCTTTAATGTGCAAGAAGAAATCAAGGAGTGCATTGCCAAGGGTATCGGTATGGAAGCGGACCCGTGGGGGACGATTGAGTTGGCAGACCTTGGGTACTGCGAGATATTTGACTTTAAGTGCGCGGCCAGCCGTACCTGCGATGCGTGGGTAGTGGGTGGCCCTAATGATGGTGAAGAAGATGAATCAGCAAACTACGAGGAACTTGAATAATGAAACCAGGTCTATACGCAAACATTAACGCAAAGCAAGCCCGTATCAAGGCTGGCTCTAAAGAGAAGATGAACAAGGTCGGCTCTAAGGCGGCGCCCTCTGCTGCTGACTTTAGACAGGCAGCTAAGACGGCGAAGAAACCTAAAAAGTGATTAGCCCCATAGTCATTAGCACAGTACACGGCAAGGGCTTGCGGGTGATGCTTGCAAGCATTGCCGAGTATTGCCCCGAGGTTCCTGTCTATTTACGCGGTCCTCAGTCTGTGATTGGCGGCTTTGATACTGACCTTAAAGTATTTGGCTCACCGCATAATTTTGGTGAAGATTACAACCAGATCATAGACCGAGCACTAAGCGATGGGTTTGATTCCGTGGTGGTGGCTAATGACGATATCGTGCTCACGCCTACCAGCTACAAGTTTTTGTTGGAGGATGTGCAGCATTTGAAAGATGAGACTGCTGATCCGGTGGGTTGGGTGTCGGCGCGCTGCGATGCGGCACGTCCTGGGCAGAACGTCCGCACCAATCCCTTTGAGGAGAAGCTGCACTACTTCAAGTACCCCTATGAGGATTACATTGTGCAGATTCCGGTGCTAAGTCCCATATTTGCGTGGATAGGGCGCGATGCGTGGGAGTGCTTTAAGTTTCCCCCGCTGAACTGGTTTTCCGATGATGTCCACTGCACAGACTTGCGCCAAGCGGGTTTCCAGAATTACCTGAGTCGGTCTTATGTGCATCACATTGGAAGCCAGACCATTGGCTTTGAAGGTGAGAGATTGACCCAGCAGGCCATGCCGTGGCTAAGAAAGAACAGACCCCATTACGCCGAGGCTTGGTTCAAATGAGTCACCAATCACAAATTGATTTTGTCAATGGCGTAAGGAATCGTTTTCCTGAGTTTTTTTTGGGTGGGCGAGTTTTAGAGGTTGGCTCACTCAACATCAACGGCAGCGTGCGTGACTTCTTTGGCGATGCTGACGAGTATGTGGGCTGCGACCTGGGCGAGGGCGAGGGTGTTGACATTGTGTGCGCTGGGCACGAGTTGCCATACGCTGATGGCTACTTTGATGTGGCCATATCGTGCGAGTGCTTTGAGCATGACCGGCACTGGCGCAAGACATTTACCAAGATGACTGACCTGGTGAGGGTTGGCGGCTTGGTCGTATTTTCCTGCGCGACTACCGGCAGGCAGGAGCACGGGACGACGAGAACGTCACCGAGTGATGCGCCATTTACCAATGACTACTACATGAATCTGGAGGCGGGACACTTTGGTCTGTTGGCTAAGAGGTTTTCGCGGCATGAATTTAGCGAAAATCAATCTCCAAGAGATTTGTATTTTTGGGGTATTAAATGAAAACACCGGCATGGCAACGTAGTGAGGGCAAGAACCCCGCTGGCGGGTTAAACGCCAAGGGGCGCGCTAGTGCCAAGGCCGAGGGTATGAATTTGAAGGCGCCGGTTAAGTCTGGAGACAACCCGCGCAGGGCGTCATTCCTTGCGAGAATGGGCAATATGCCTGGCCCCGAGATGAAAGACGGCGAACCGACCCGACTTCTGTTATCCCTTAAAGCCTGGGGCGCCTCATCCAAGGAAGATGCTCGCGCAAAGGCAAAAGCAATATCTGCAAGGAATAAATCAAAATGATGAACGAATTACCCACCACCGATGTGTCGGCCATAGAGCCGATGGACGATACCGAGCTTGAGGCGATCATTGGCCAGGACCTGACCGACGCCGTGAGCTATGTGGACTCTGACCTGTCACCTATCCGTGCGCGCGGTACTGAGTATTACCGTGGCGATAAGTTTGGCAACGAGGAAGATGGCCGCAGCCAGGTGGTGGCTATGGAGGTGCGGGACACTGTCTCGGCCATGATGCCCAGCCTGATGCGGGTGTTCTTCTCCAGCGAGAGCGTGGTTGAGTTTGTGCCAGAGGGTCCCGAGGACGTGGCCTTTGCCAAGCAAGCCACCGACTACGCTAACTTTGTCTTTAACTCGGACAACAACGGGTTTATGACCACCTACGCCATCTTCAAGGATAGCCTGGTGCGTAAGTGCGGGATTGCTAAGTATTGGTGGGAGGAGACAGAAACAGTGCGCATTGAGGAGTATTCCGGTCTGGATGACCAGACCTTGCAGATACTTGCGCAAGAGGACGCCGAGGTCAAGATTATCGTTAGCTACCCCGACCCCGAGGCTATGCAGGCGATGCAGGGCATGGCGCCACAGATTGACCCGATGACCGGCCAGCCGATGCCTATGCCGCCACCGCCAATGATCCACGACGTGCAGATCAAGCGCGTGTTGAATGAAGGCCGAATCAAGATCATGGCAGTGCCGCCCGAGGAATTGCTACTTGATAGGCGCGCTAGGTCTTTTGATGATGCTGGACTCATTGCCCACCGCATGATGGCCACAGTACAGGACCTGGTTGCGATGGGCTACGACGAGGACGAGGTGCGCGACAACATCACGTCCACCGACCTAGACAGCAACGAGGAGTACCTGGCACGCCAGCCGCTGTCCACGAGCTTTGGCATGAACGACAGCGCAAACCCCATGCAGCAAAGGGTGCTCTACATCGAGGCGTACTCGCGCATTGACTACGACGGCGACGGCATTGCAGAGCTGCGCAAGATTTGCTTGATTGGCTCTGGGTACAAGGTAGTGCGCAACCTGCCAGCGTCCTATATCCCGTTTGTTGACTTTCCCTGCGACCCCGAGCCACACACCAGCCCACTGGAGGCGATGTCTATTTTTGACATCACGCACGACATCCAAGAGATCAAGTCGGAGATTCTGCGCAATACCCTAGATTCTCTGGCGCAGTCAATCCATCCGCGCACTGCGGTGGTCGAGGGCATGGTCAACATGGATGACGTGCTCAACAACGAGACAGGCGCCGTGATTCGTATGCGCCAGCCTGGGATGGTGCAGCCATTTAGCAATCCGTTTGTCGGCCAGGCGGCGTTTCCGATGATTGATTACCTGGACCAGATGCGCGAGAACCGCACCGGCATGAGCAAGGCCGCTATGGGCTTGGATGCCGACGCCTTGCAGTCGAGCACCAAGGCAGCGGTGGCGGCCACCATCAGCGCGAGCCAGGGCAGGATTGAACTGACAGCGCGTCTGATGGCCGAGGGCATGAAGAAGCTGTTCAAGGGCATATTGTTCCTGCTGGTGACGCACCAGGACAAGCCCCGCATGATCCGTTTGAGCAACGAGTTTGTGCAGATGGACCCGCGTTCGTGGAACTCCGAGATGGACGTGCACATCAACATTGGCCTGGGCAACGGAGACACCAACGAGCGCATCCAGGCTCTGATGATGATCCTGTCCAAGCAGCAAGAAGCACTGACCCAGCTAGGCCCACAAAACCCGCTGGTGACGTCGGCTCAGTATTCCAATACCCTGCGCCAGATTGTGCAATTGTCTGGGTTCCAAGATGCCTCGCGGTACTTTAACGAAATCCCTGCCGACTACCAGCCGCCAGCGCCACCGCCGCCCAAGCCTACGCCGGAGGAGGTTTTGGCGCAGGTGCAGGCCAAGTCTATCGAGGCAGATATCCAGAAGAAGGCGGCAGAGTTGGAGCTAAAGCGCCAGCAGATGATGCGCGATGATGATTACCGGCGCGATGCCTTGGCGCAAGACTTGTATCTCAAAAAATACGAACTTGAGTTAAAGTACAACGCACAGATTTCTACGGCTGAGATTGAAGCACAGCAAAATCTCAACCGAGAAGCAATGCAGCAGCAGACTACCCTGGCACAAGCCCAGATGTCAGCGGCTGCGCCCATCAACCAATTTGGAATGGCATAAATGGAGAACGAAGAACTTATACGCAAGGGCCGAAAGGCAAGCCAGTTGCTCGAGGATGAAACCTTCAACATGGCAATCAACAAAATGGAGAACGACCAGGTCTGGTACTTTCGTTCAACGAAACCAGAGGAGTCGGCCAAGCGAGAGATCGCCTGGTCCATGCTAAAGGCAATCGATAACTTGAAGATCGAACTGCAAAAGATTGTTGACAACGCAAAGGTGGCGCAACGCGCCATCGAGCGTGCGAATAGGTAAGGACATTTATGCAACAAGCACAAACGGGTTCTGCGGGACCCATGAATCTGGACCAAGCGGCCCAGGCACTCTCAGCAATGCTGCCCGATGAGGGAGAACAGTCAATTGATGAGACGTTGGACGATTCGCTGCAAGGCGAGTCGGCGGCGCCAGCCGATACATCACTGGAAGATGCAGACGCAGACAGTGATGAAACGGGTGGCGAACAGTTAGAGGAAAGTGAAGATTCCGAGGAAGAAAAGCCGGATCAGACCTTTACCGTCAGAGTTGACGGGACAGAGGTGACTGTAACCCTGGACGAACTTCAGAAGGGATATTCGCGGACTCAGGACTACACGCGAAAGACTCAGCAAATTGCCGAAATTCGACGCCAAGTCGAGTCGGAAGCAGAGGCCATTCGCGCCGAGCGCAGTCAGTACGCTCAGTTGTTAGGAGCATTGGAGTCTCAGGTTCAGCAAGCCGCGCAGCCTAATATAGATTGGGATCGCCTCTACCAAGAGGACCCCATCGAGTGGGTGCGGCAGAAAGAGGTGATGCGTGAAAACCAAGCAAAGTCGCAGGCTATTCAATTTGAGCAGCAGCGTCTTATGCAGATTTCACAGCAGGAGCAAGCTCAACAGATGCAATCATTTTTGGCGCAGCAGCGGGATGAATTGCTGAAGGTTTTGCCTGATTGGAAGGACCCAACTAAGGCGAAAAAAGAGAAAGAATTGCTCATTGACTTCGGCCAAAAGGCTGGGTTTAGCGCCGATGAACTGAAGAACATATTCGATCACCGAGTTGTAAATGTGTTGCGTAAAGCAGCGCTGTACGAACAGATTATGTCCAAGCGGACAAACATCAAGCCGGTGACGAACAATGGTCCACGTCCTGCCAAGCCAGGTGCAGCAGGCCGTGTCTCCACGACAAATGAAGCTACTCGCGCAAAACAGCGTCTTGCAAAAACTGGTCGCGTCCAAGACGCGGCTTCTGCAATTGAACTTTTATTGAAGTGAGTAAATTATGACTATCGTAACTAACACCTTCACCACCTTTGATGCCAAAGGTATCCGTGAAGATTTGAGCAATATTATTACCAATATTGCACCGGAAGAAACTCCATACATGAGCAACATTGGCCGCGAGTCAATCAGTAACTCTTTGTTTGAATTTCAGACCGATACCCTGGCAGCAGCCGCAGCCAACAAGCAGTTAGAGGGTGACGATGTGTCGTCATTTGATGCTGTTGTTGCTACCGTGCGTATGCAGAACTATGCTCAGATTTCGCGCAAGACTATCGTCCTGTCCGCAACTGAGGAAGTGGTTAATAAGGCAGGGCGTCGCTCTGAATTAAGTTACCAAATTGCTAAGAGGGGCAGCGAGCTAAAGCGTGACCAAGAATTTACCATGATGAACGGCGCAGTTGCTGCATCTGGTAGCACCAGTGTTGCGCGTGGAACTGCTTCGCTTGGTGCATACATCAAGACCAACGTCGATATGCAGACCAATGGCGTTAACCCTTCGTACACAACGCTGCCAAGCAGCGCCCGTACTGACGGTAACGTGCGTACCTTCACCGAGACTATTTTGAAGAACGTCATCCAGCAAGTCTGGGCCGCTGGCGGTACTCCAAAAATCTTGATGACGGGTCCTGTGAACAAGCAGCGCGTCTCTGGTTTTGCCGGTATTGCGTCCTCGCGTTTCAACATTGATGGAGGCGTAAAGCCTGCAACCATCATTGGTGCAGCCGATGTTTACGTCAGCGACTTTGGAAACGTGCAAGTGGTTCCGAACCGTTTTCAACGTGAGCGTGATGCTTGGGTGCTCGATCCTGAGTACGCAAAGATGGTAACCCTGCGTCCTTACCAGCAAGTTGAGTTGGCTAAGACCGGCGACGCTGAGAAGCGTATGCTTATCGTAGAGTGGGGCCACAAGGTCTTGGCTGAAAATGCCCACGGCCTGGCTGCTGACCTGATTACTTCGTAATCAAACATGGAAGGGATCAGGGAAACCTGGTCCCTTTTTTAAATGAGCGAATCAAAATTATTTGACACAAACGCAGACCTTGGAATTACTCGGACGTGGCACTACGACGAGGAAACCGACAAGGCGACTATCCAGACAAGTCAAGATGTAACTGCGATCATTGAAGAAAACCGGAACACCTACAACCAGGGCGAGAAGCACGACAAGTATGGAGAGTGGAGCCGCGTGGCGTCCATACCACTCAGTGTCTATTTCAAGCTCAAGGCAGAGGGAAAGCTCGATGATGATGCGTACATGAAACGCTGGCTCAACGATCCCGAAAACCAATACTTTAGAACACGCCCAGGACAAGTATGAACTATGTAGCAGTCTGCACGCCAGCGCGTGATATGGTCCACACAAACTTCACCTACTGCCTGGTGAACATGGTGGCGTATCACACTATCAATACTACCGATGCCGTATCTCTAAAGATCATGCAGGGTACGTTGATACAGAACCAACGCGCTGACCTGGCGCTGGACGCGATGGCCGAGGGCTGCACGCATATCCTGTTCATTGACTCCGATATGACGTTCCCAGACAACATGGTAGGCCGCTTGCTCAAGCACGACCTGGACATTGTGGCCACCAACTGCGCCAGGCGCCGTATGCCTACCGGACCCACCGCGCAGAACTACAAGCCTGACGGGACCAGGGAGCTTGTGTACACCATGCCTGAGAGCACCGGCATTGAGGAGGTTGGCTCCATAGGCATGGGCGTGATGCTAATTAAGCGTAACGTCTTTGAGAAGCTGTCCGAGCCTTGGTTTGAGACGCCGTGGCGTCCCAAGGAGCGCGGCTACATTGGTGAGGATATTTTCTTCTGCCGCAAAGCCAAGGATGCAGGGTTTAAAATCCACATTGACCATGACGTGAGCAAAGAGATTGGTCACATTGGCACGTTTGAATTCAAGCACGACCACACCTGGGTGATGCGCGAGCTTGAGGAACAGGAAAAGGCGACGTAATGGCTTTAACGACTTACACGGAGTTAAAAACGTCAATCGGTGACTGGCTCAACCGCACCGATTTAACGTCTGCCATCCCCGACTTCATATCCTTGGCAGAGGCGCAGATTGAGCGCCAGCTACGCACCAGGCAGATGATTAACAGGGCTACGGCCAGTTTCTCTGCCGAGTACGGCGCCGTACCAGATGATTTTCTGGAGACAAGGTCACTCAAGCTCACGAGCACAAACCCGATTACGCCGTTGGTATTCCAGACCATTGACGCCTTGGACGATCTGTCTAGGCAATATTCTGCTGCCTCGCGTCCTAAATACTTTGGCATTGTCGGTGGCCAGATCAGGCTAGTGCCTGTCCCAGATGCAACCTACACCACCGAGCTTGTGTACTTTGCTAAGTTGACAAAGCTGTCAGCCTCGGTAGCAAGCAACTTCTTGCTGGCATCCAGCCCCGACATCTACTTGTACGGCAGCCTGTTGCAGGCCGCGCCGTACTTGCAGGATGATGCGAGAATACCCGTGTGGTCAAGCCTTTACGATAAGGCACTGAACGATGTACAAACAGCAGATGACCGTGGCTCTACATCCGGTGGGGCGATGTCTGCACGCGCAAGGGGATTCGGATGATTGTCACGACTACCAAGGGCGATATGGATGACTCTCTGCTGGTGAAGCAAGAGGGCGCTATGGAGAACGATAACGAGCTAACCAGTTGGACTGAATACTGGTTGGATGGGGAACTGGTCCACAGGTCGGTTCATGTACTGTTGAAAAAGAACGTCACGGCAGAGTGTGTCGCGGCGATGATTGGATAGGAATATATATGGCCAATACCCAGGCATTATGTACGTCGTTCAAGGTTGACCTGCTAAACGCGGTCCATGCGTTTAACGGCACTGGAGTACCTGCGCACACCGTATCCACGGCAGACAGTTTCAAGGCTGCCCTGTACCTGGCCAGCGCTACCGTCAACGCCACTACAACGGCCTACAGCGCCACCAACGAGGTAAGTGGGACCGGATATACCGCCGGAGGTGTTGCGGTCACGTTTGGCACTGCCCCGTCATCCACAAGCACCACAGCGTTTCTCACTCCCAGCGCGAGCATTGTCTTTAGCGGCGTAACGCTGGCTACGGCATTTGATGCTGTGCTCCTCTATAACTCAAGCCAGAGCAACAAGGCAGTCAGCGTGCATACCTTTGGGTCACAGACAGTGACCGCGGGTACGTTTACCCTGACCATGCCCACCAATGACTCCAGCACCGGCCTGATTCGGCTGGCATAACTTGGGGGCAGCGATATGGCTGCATACGGCTCTGGCTATTACGGCAAGGGCGTCTATGGAATAGGCAATGTCGTTGTCAGCGGCAACCAGGCAACTGGCGCCGTTGGCACACTGCTTGTCAACATATCCCAGCAAGAGGACGGCGTCATTGCCACCGGCAATGCAGGCAGTGTCACCGCGTCAGTCTCGGTGGCCATCACCGGCAACGCGGCGACCCTGTCCGCTGGTTCGGTTGCGGTATCCAGCACCAACGCGGTTACTGGTAACTCTGCAACCCTATCACCTGGCACTGTTGCACCTGACAAGGCAGTGGCGGTATCGGGTAATTCCTTAACCGCTGACGCTGGTACGGTTGCTCTGGTTAGCAGTTGCGCGGTTACCGGCAACGCCTCAACCTTGTCACCTGGTAGTGTTGACCATTCCAAGGTGGTGGCATTATCGGGTAACACGGCAACCCTAAATGCTGGCAGCGTCACAAACGTCATTTCGGTAGCGATAATTGGGGTAAGTGCATCATGTTCTGTCGGCACTATATTGGGTTACGGGTGGGGCGTTACGCCGGACACACCTGAGGCCTGGTCAAGTCAGTCAGACACACCAGAAACCTGGTCAGCGATTTCGGATACACCCGAGAGCTGGACACCAGGCACAGACACTTCAGAAACATGGACAGCAATTTCAGATAACGCGGAAACTTGGCAAGCTATTGCATAGGAGCAAATCATGGCAGATTCAACTACGACCAACTTACTACTCACCAAGCCAGAGGTAGGCGCTTCAACTGACACTTGGGGTACAAAGATCAATACCGATCTTGACTCCGTAGACGCGGTGTTCGCTGCCGCAGGCACAGGTACTTCAGTCGGCCTCAATGTAGGCTCTGGCAAGACGCTGTCGGTGGCGGGGACGCTGGTTGTTACTGGCGCAGCAAGCACCATTGATGCCACTGCAATCGGCGCTACGACTCCAGACTCTGGTGCGTTTACTACCTTGTCAGCTACAGGTGTCACAACTGTGCAAGCTGGAACATTATCATTACCTGCCATCACAACATCAGGCGACACTAACACAGGCATTTTCTTCCCTGCCGCTGACACTATTGCGGCAACGGTTGGAGGTACAGAAGGTATGCGCCTGACCAGCACAGGGTTGGGGATAGGGACGACTTCGCCACAAGCAAAACTTCAAACAAGTACCGCTGCTGATGGCGCACAAGGAATTTTTAGTGGCGCTCAAAGCACTAATGAGCAAACACTACTTTTTAGAAATTCGTATTACACAAACAATGCTACCGCAGGCGTTGCTGCAATTGGTTGGATAGACAGCGGCTCATCTGGTGGAAATCTAACTTTTAAAACAGGTGTTAACGCTGGAGGTGTAACAAACATCCCAACGGAAAAAGTAAGAATTGACAACGCAGGTAACGTAGGGATAGGGACGAGTTCTCCCCTTAATAAATTACAAATAAAAACACAAACAAACGGCAATGCAGGATTTGCAAACTCAACATCTGTAGCGGGTGGCGTAAAAATCAGTTGTTATAACGATGCAGGAAGTTCCTCTTCCCCGTTTGAAATAGATGGCAGCACATTGCAATTTAACATTGCATCAGTAGAAAAAGCCCGTATCGACTCCAGCGGTAACTTGCTGGTGGGGAAAACAGATACAACTTTTGCAACAACTGGCGTTTTGTTGTCAAAAACAAGTAATGAATTTACTGTTAACGGCGCAAAAGTACTGGCGGTTAACAGGGGAACAGATGATGGCAATTTAATTGAGTTTTTTCAAGCTGCCACAAGCGAAGGCAGCATCTCTGTATCTGGCACAACTGTGTCCTACAACGGCGGTCACTTGTCCCGCTGGGCGCAAACCGTAGCACCAAAAGACGAAACGCTGGTCAAAGGCACTGTGCTGTCCAACCTTGATGCAATGAATGTGTATACAGATGCAGACGGCAATCCTGTAGACAACGAGCAATTAAACAAGGTCAAGGTATCTGATGTTGAAGGCGATGCCAATGTTGCTGGCGTGTTTGTCAATTGGACGCATGATGACCAGCACGATGTAGACGAAATCAACATGGCGATGACTGGCGATATGATTATTCGCATTGCTCAAGGCACAACTGTTGCCCGTGGCGATTTGCTCATGTCTGCTGGTGACGGCACTGCGAAGCCGCAGGGCGACGACATTGTTCGATCCAAGACCGTTGCCAAGGTCACATCAACCCATGTCACTTGCACTTACGCAGACGGTTCGTACTGTGTCCCGTGTGTGCTGATGGCTTGCTAAATCCCTAACCGCCCGTATCACGGCACTTGAATCAACCTAAAGGAAATATCATGATTACTACTTGGAAAATCGCCCAATGTGACCGCCTCACCGCAGACGGCTTCATCACCTGTGCCCACTGGACAGTAAACGCTGTAGACGGTGACTACACCGCCGGTTCATACGGAACTTGTGGCTTTGCTGCTGCGACCCCTGCTATCCCCTACGCCAGCGTAACTGAGCAAGAAGTATTGGATTGGTGCTTTGCAAGTTTTGTGGACAAGGACGCAATAGAGGCAAGCCTCGCTGCCAACATTGCTCTGCAAAAGGCTCCAGTGACTGCAACAGGAGTGCCGTGGTGATGGAAAAGGTAAACCTATCAATTAACCTGGTCAACGCTGTACTCCAATACCTTGGAACGCAGCCTTATCAAAACGTATTCCAATTGGTTGATGCTTTGCAAAAAGAGGCAAAAGATCAACCAGAACAAAAGGCAACAGAGTTGCTTAACTAAAAATGAACTCTCCAGAAATTGATCCGGTGAAATATGGCGTCCTTTGGCAGAAGGTCCAGGACTACGAGCGCCGGTTTGATGACATGAGCGCCAAGATCGACAAGATGGAGTCATCTATCGAAACCCTGGTTGCACTTGCAAACCAAGGCCGTGGTGGTTTCTGGATGGGCATGGTCATAGTGTCCGCTGTCGGAAGCGTAATTGGTTACTTTGCGAATTTGATAGGTAAGAGCTAGTCAATGAATGCGCCGGTTTATTTTGTTACTGACGCTGGCAACGGTATCGGTTGCCCAGGACAAGTTGATCTTGAACGCGCAGCCGCCACCACTACCAAAGCCAGCACCAAAGCAAACGGGTTGCGCGGTGCAGGAGCTGTACGTCATAGGTTTGACAATGCACGACCCAGCAGAACGCCACAAGGCTATGCTGGCGTGGCTGGATAGGACAAAGTGCAGCGGTGATGATTACGTCTTAATTTGGAATGCTCTACCCGAGTGGGCCGGTACTTCAGATAGCCCAATGTTGAGGGCCAAGATTATGGAGAAAGCAAGATGAACGAGTCATGGTTAGCCAAAAACATCCAGCCAATCACGGTTGTGTTTCTGCTGTTTTCATACTTCTTCTTTGCGCTACTGTCCGTCTTTGAGATGGAGACTCGTGGCGCTTATGTTGATCTACTGGGCCAGGCAATGATTATTGTGATTACCGCCATCTTTGCTGGTAAGACAGCAGAGAGAATCGTAGACATCCGTACCAACAAAGGAACACCAGATGGCACTTGATCCGGTATCAGCATTGTTTGAGATTGGCGGCAAGGTCCTAGACCGAGTCCTGCCCGACCCTGCACAGCAGGCCGCTGCCAAGCTGGAATTGATGAAGCTCCAGCAGAACGGTGAGCTAACCCAGATCGCTGGCCAGATGGAGATCAACAAGGTAGAGGCTGCAAGCTCTAGTATCTTTGTCAGCGGATGGCGTCCTGCTATCGGCTGGATATGCGGCGCGGGTTTCGCTGTCCAATTCGTTATCGGCCCACTAGCCGAGTGGGGTTCATCTTTGGCGGGTCATCCTGTCAAGTTTCCAACAATGGACACCGGCACAATGATGCCGCTGCTGTTGGGTATGCTTGGCCTTGGTGGTTTGCGTACTGCGGAAAAACTGGCAGATAAGGCGGCAAAATGAAAGACAACTGGGAAAAATCTTGTGACTTGGTGCTTGAGTC